GCCATAGTGTGATCTACGCCACGCTGTTTTGCTTCTGCAAACATTCCTGCTTCAGTGAGTGGATCAAGCCATCGAAAGGCTTGATTGTATCCTGGGACTTCAACATGGATTTCGTACACGTTGTAAGTAACAGTATCAAAGATACAATGAGCATACCCTTGGCCATCGGCATCTTTAAACTCCATAAACTGAGCGTTCTCTCCGTAGCAAGACCAAAGGTATGGATCACCCCCGGATACTCGCCCGTGACACGCTTTAATTACATCTAACAACTTCATTCAGGAGCCTTGTTGCCTTCAATGACTGTCTTAATGAAACGTAGAGCTTTGCGGGCTGTATCAAATACGTACTCGCTTGCACTACCCTCTGTGTCTGTAAGAACAACAATAACGCCATTCTTAACATTTCGTACTTCTAGTGATTCGAACATAGTGTTCCTTTCATAATGTTGATGCACAACTATAACACCTGTCGATTTAATTGTCAACCAGGTGACAACCAATTACCACCAGCTATCGTAATAGACGGCGTAACCTTCGGCAATCGCTTCACGTGCTTTAACAATGAATTGGATGTCGTTTTCAATGCTATCTTTGTCTGGCGGGTTATCGCCAAAAAAGAATCCGGTTGTTTGGGGGAGGTTGTTTCGGCGAACATCTTGCTCAAGCTCAAACAAGTCCTCTTCAGTTAGTCTTACTGGCTGGCAGTTAAACGAACCTTCACCGCCCTTCATTTCGAATAGACGTTGCATCCAGCCATGGAGGTCGTGGTGCTTGCGCCAATATGCAAGTTCTTCGGTATTACGCTCACCGTCATCTTCGCTGGAACGAATTGTAAGATCGTCAATGGCATTTTCTGCTTTGACTTTGTATGCGTACATGTCTAAACCCATGATTTTCTCCTTAATTAAATGTTAATCAGTTTTTGTACAAGATAGCTGTCTTAGGATACTCTGTGCCGGGCTGTGCGCTGAGCAGAACGTTGTTGCCGTTTACCGAGTAGACTACATAAGTGAAGTGACGATCGACATAGCTCTTGCCCGACTTCTCTTTGTAGCCTTCAGCTTCGAAAGCAACAAACTCAGCTGTGACACGCTCGTTTTTGAATGTCTTAGCTTCTTGGTTAGTCCAGTGATAGCTCACACCATAAGCAATGCCTACTGGAAAGCAAAGAATGAAGAACCATACAAAGAAGCTCTCAGGTTCGTTCATCAGCACTATGCCCAATGCTATCGCGCAGAAGAATGCAACGATGAAGAAGCCATCGTGTTTAACTGCAAGGTCTGCTATAGGTTGGAATGTGTACATGATTGTTCCTACTTGTTGCTGTCTATGTATCTATTATACAACTAAATGGATTTTTGAGCAAGCGAAAAACCCGCCAAATAGGCGGGTTATTTTGTAGTACTAGAGTAGTACTTTTGTTTAAATGTCGTAATCTTGCTTAGATGTAGAGATATTACATGCCACAAGGAATGCAGTACGGCCAAAACGTGCTGATCTTTTGGCACATTCGTCAGCAGTAGCTAGAGCCTGTTCTCTACGCTGATCAATGTCGTGTATTTGCTTGATCGTGTATGATAGCTCTCTAAACAGGCGAGAGGTGTAAACTGGTTGTTGATCGATTTGATCAATGATGTTTTGTATGCGTGGAATTAGTCTGGCCATACTGTTATTTAGTAGTCTGAAAATTGTGCGGTTGCAACATAAATAACTCAGTAGAAACCATGAGTCTCTACATAGGAGAATTTATGAAAATTACAGCTATTTTAAGTTGGGTCAAAAGCCTAACAGAATCATTTGAAAAGCCAGCATCATACGGATCTGCGCTAGAATCATATATTGTGTCTCGTGAACCTAAGGACGCCTGTGATGTTGATCGTTTGACTCGCGAATTTGACCAGAGAATGTCTAATCGCCAGTGCGGAGGTTTCCCATGCTAAACAAATTTGCATCTACGGTTTGGAACTTTTTAGTAGAGTTAGGAGAGATACGTTATGAATTCCACAAACGACACAAGCAACAATCCTGGTACTAATCTAGGCGAAAAAATCGCCGCTTGGGCGATTCTTTTGATAATTGCATATCTATTCTGGAATCGATAACAACAAAGGGCGTTAGCCCAATGTTGCATCATCCATACCAGCGACCCTAAGTTTTACAATGTTAGTTACCTGCCATTGTTTTGTGTCTAGGGCTTTGATCAAACCTAAGTACTTGTTACGTAACAAGCTAAACTCGTTTATGAGTTTACTTAGACTTACAACCTCTGATTCTCCGTCAACATACTTTTCAGCATCACGACTTGTTAGCGTACGGTTGTAATGCTCAATAAACTTCTTAAACTTTTCAGATCTAAGTTTACGTAGGTCAATGTTAAGATGTTCTAGGATCGCTTCAATTTCTTGTAGCTGATTAAATCTATACTCAAAGATACCCGGTAGTTCACGACTGTGCGTTTCCAGGTTACCTCTGAGTTTGATTTCTATCCTAGCCTCTGCTAACTGTTGCTCATACCATGTAATACATGCTGGAAGCTCAGTTAGATCCTGTGTGACTTTATAGAACCATGTAGACATTGATTACTCGTCGTCGTAGTCGTAATCTAAATTGTCAAAGTCTAATTCATCATCTGAATCTTCTTCCGAAGATACATCTTCCAATGCACCATAGATTTCATTAATAACTGCATCCAGGGCGTTATCGTGACCACGTAAGTCATCGATAATAGACTCTTCGTCTGCATAGTCGCCTAAGGTACGTACAAACACACCTGCGGCTTCTACTACTTCCTTCTTCGGAATGTATGGCTTAATAGACTGCCATAATGTTGCTATAAGTTCTGCATCCTCGTGCATAATTATTCCTCGTTAACTGATTCGCTATCGCCGGTATTTAGTTCTGCATCAAAGGTGCTCGGATTTTTAGTAATGTCAGACATCACTGCATCCAAACAACCATCATCGTTACGTTCCCAACCCTTACGGAACTTCTTGATAATCTCACCGTCGCTAGTTGTGTAAACAAGGCTGTTGCCTTCTTTCTTTAGCAAGCCTTTGGCTTCGATTAAGTCAGTCATACCGCTGTAAGGACTCATACCAGTTTCATACGGAATCTTAACTTGTACAGATTCAAATGGTTTGGCATAACGTGTTTTCATGATTTTACATGCGGCACGAATACCTTTAACTTCCGAAACTTTATTACCGTCTTCGTCTTCTTTGAGCTTTAGTTTACGCATAGCAACTACAATAGAGCTAGCATAGATAAAGCCTTGACCACCTGAAATTTTGTCATCAGGATCAAACATATCCTGTGACGCATAGGTGTGGTTTGTAGCTACTAGGCCGAGGTTCAAAGAACCAAACATGTTAACACAATTACGAACCAAAGCAGTAAGCGCCTTAGGCTTGCGACCCATATCACCTTTCATGTCGCCTGCTTCGAACTGATTTACGTCAGTTGGAGTTAGCAACATACCCAAAGAGTCTAGTACGAACAGAACCTTAGGTCTGTCGTCTTCGGGGAGTGTACGATACTCTTTCACGAACTCGCTAATCATCTTCGCAACATCATCAATCATAGCCATGTTGAGTTTCAGTAGCTTACTTTCGTTTGTGTCAACGCCTAGAGCGTGTAACCACTTCTCGTCGAGCGCATTTTCTGTGTCAATCAGTACAACGAAAATGCCTTGCTCTTGTGCGTGACGTACAAGGTTACCTGAACAGATGAATGACTTACCTGCTCCTGATTCCCCTGCAAACACAGTAACTTTACCCATTGGGATACCGCGAGTGAAATCTCCGGATACCAAATAGTTTAACGCATAGTTACCTGTGCTGATCCAATCTGTAGGATCGTTAAAGCCAATACTTAGACCGTCAATGGACTTAGTGATTGTCTTTCTAAATTTACTTACATCAAATGGTTTACTCATTTTTATTTCCTATTCGTCGAAGGCTAGATAGTACTAGCCAATCCGCAGTGAAGCAGAGATAAGGGCCGAAGCCCTTACCTTATTATTGCTTACGATTGCGAATCATGCTCAGCAAGTCGTCAACACTTGGTTTACCTGCAGGAGCCGCTGTAGACTCTGCAGGAGCAGATTGTACAGGAGCCGCTGGGGCCGGTGTTGGAGCTGGGCGTGGAGCTGGTGCTGGCTCGTCGTCATCATGTGATGCCGCTGTAGCTGTTGGTGCATTACCGCCGGCAACTTTGTAGAATTGACCGAAGCGTTCTGGATCAAACAACTCGCCTTCAACTGAAGCTTCAAACATCTCAAAGATGAGGTTAAGTTCTTCTGCTGTTGGCTTCTTAGGCATAAAGTCGTTTAGGTTGTACAAACCAAACTGAGCGATAGCGCCAAGTTCTTGTTCGTTCAAGCTACGTTCTTTACGTGCCCATGAGCTAGTGCTGTAGTCAGCGTATTGACCTTTAGTGGTCTTGGTAAGACGGAAGTCTGTACCTTGCATGTAGTCAGTTGGTAGTTCAACCATCTCAGGATCCATCAAGGCAGTCTTGATAGTACCAAAGATACTTGGGTTGATTACAAATCGACGAATTGGATTCTCAGGATTAGTTTCTTCCTTGAGAGGGTTTGTTGTCACGAAACCTTGGAACAAGTATGAACGCTTTTTC